ATCGCGAAGATAGAAATGATTTTACTATATTAGAAACAAATCGTAGCACCGGTCAAAAAATATGGCAAATAATTTTAGGAGGCAAAGCTATTACAGTCTGTGTTACTGAAAAGCAAGCAGTTGACCTTGCAAAAAATTTAAATTTAGATCCATATTTTTTAAACAGAGGTCAAACACGTTCGGATGTAGCTGCGGATGTAGCCGCGCGATATAATTAAAACCAAAGATAAAAAAAGGGAGATCCGAAGATCTCCCTAGTATTCGTAAAGAATTGTAGAGGAGGGGTTTTATCCCCTCTTCTTTTTTTATTAGAACAAGTTGCTTACGCGAACTCTGCGGTAGTATACGTTAGTGTTATTTGTAAGAGCACCTTCACTGCGTGTTGGGCCTGCTGCGAACGGGTTAGCAACCATGCCGTAACGTGTTTTAAAGCCGATTTTTGGCTGGAAGGAATTCTCACCAACTGCGCGGTACATTTGCAATGGTACGTATGGGCAATAGAAGAGTCCTGCGTCGAATGCAGAAGAACCTTTATAACCAACAACCAGATAATTGCTACCTGCATATGGATCGATATATACTCTGTAACGACCGTTTAGGATACCTGCGAATGTATTGCCTGTATCATCAACGTTAAGTGCGTTGCTGTTAAGAGCTGGAGTATAATCAAGAACACCAGACATCTGAAGTGCCGATGCAACATCGGAAGAACAGATAACGATGTTACCTTTACCGCGACGAGTTGCTTTTGCAATCGCGTTGGCTTCGATTTCAACTTGGAACATCAAGCCTTTGAATTTCTCAACTGACCAACGACCGTTTGCGTCAACATCCAAGTCAAACACACCAGCTGATGCAGTAGATGCAGCACCGGTTACGGCTGTGTTATAGATTGTACGAACAACTTCACGGTTGATTTCTGCGAGGATTTCAGATTGAAGAATGTTTGCAAGCTCAGTTTCTGCGTCAAGACCATGAACAGCACGAAGATCTTGTGCAAGCTCAGTGGTATATTCTGCTTTCAATGCGCGGCTTTTTGCAGCAACAGTAACTTTTTCGATAGCAAGAGCCATCTCTGCAAAGTTTGTACCGCCACCGTCGCCAAGTGCTTCAGCATCTGCAGTATCAAGACCAGTACCAGTTGGGGCTGTTGCGCCTGCACCAGTAGTGCTTGACATTGCGCCTGTACCTGAGAAGTCGGTATCAGCTTCGTTATAAAACGCTTCTTGTGCAGTGTTACCTGTCATTGCATTCATGTTAGAACGCATTGCGAAGATAAGACCTGTTGGGCCTGTCATTGGCTGTACACCAGCAATGTCGTATGCCATCAAGTTTGGCATTGAACGGCGAACCAAGCTGATTAGAACTGGGTCATAACCTGCTGTTGGAGTTGCTGAACTAGAACCAAATCCGCCAGTTCCAGCTGCGTTTGTTGGAGCTTCTTGTAAAAGCGAAGTCATATTGATTGACTGATCGCCACTTTCTACAAGTGCCTTTTCTGTGTTTTCAAGAAGAGTAGCAGTAACTGCTTTTCTGTGCTCGTCTTTGATTGTTGCGAAAGATGAGTGCTCAAGAAGAGGACCCCACTTTTCGATTAATGATCTGCTAGATTGACTCATTTTGTCACTCCTATCTCTGTTGTTTTAATTATAGTGGTATTTATAATTTGTTTATTTTCACTTTTGTTTGTTATTGATCGCTTCAACGATTGCAGAAACCGAAGAATATTGAGAAACTGGTTTTCTTGTTTCAGTCTCTTCAGTAAGAACTTCATCTTCTGTTTCTTCGCTTATTACCTGCGCCTTTTTAGCTTTAAAGAATGATTCCTTAAGGGTACCAAGATCTGTCTCATATGCTTGAATGTCTTCGTTATCAAGCTTTTCTGACAAAGATTTTAATCTTTCTTTCTGAGAGACTGTAAGTCCTTCTGAAATATCATCAAAAACTTTTTCAGCTTTGAGACTGGCTATTTCCTTTGCAAGGGAAATATTTTCGTTGATAGCTTCATTTGTTTGATTTTGAAGTTCACCAACTTGTTCTTCTAATCCAGCAACCACATCAACTGTTTCTTCATCAATGTCGATATTGTGAGTAGAGAAAATATCTCTGAGACCGTCCATTAATGATTCTGCCATTTCTACTTTAATGCCAGACTCCACAGCCACTTTATTTTCTTCCATCCACTGCTCAACAACATAGTCGAGATACGAGTCTAGGTTTGCAGTAATTTCTTCTATAGCTTCGTTGACAGTTTCAACTAGTTTGTTATCAAACTCTTCTTCAAGAGCGGTAACAGCTTCGTTTACTTTTGTGTTTGTTGCTTCTCTAACAGCTGTTTCAAATACTAATGATACTTTAGATTTGAACTCTTCAGAAAGATCTGTACCTTCAAACATTGAAGCAATAGACTCTTCAACAGATACAACTTCTTCTGCAGTTTCCACAACTTCTTCTGCATCAACGTCGTCAGTTTCTTCTGACATAGGTGGCGTTTCTACAGTATCCGCTTTAGGATCTACTTTCTTTTTAACATCAGCTTTTTTCTTTTTAACTTCGCCGCCTGCTGGTGTCGTTGGTTCTGGAACCTCGGATACACCGTCGTCAGCAACGAATTTTTCTTCTAACTCTGACATATTTACTCTCCTCTTATTTGGATTCGTGTTATATTATCCATATTTATAATTTTTAATTTTTCAGAGAAGTAAGGAATTTCTCAAAGAGTTTGGCGGCGTGTGACTCGTCAATTACTCTAACAGTTTTCTTATATTCCCTTTTCACTTCTTGAACTATTTCCTCAACAACCTGTTGAACAGCATGTTGTCTCCAAGTCCCAGCGGCAATATCATAATAATATTCCGTATTTTCCATTATACCATTCACAAAACAATCAGGTCCAGAAGGATCTGTTACAATATCAACAGTTGCTAAATGAAAGTCGTCTTGCACTTCCATTACGCCGTCTTTAGTAGGTTTCACAGAACCAAGACCACGCGTAGAAACACCAACCCTTACACCTTCATCTACGAAAGTTTTAACAATCTCACCCATTGGCGTCGACAAGATTTTTGCCTTCCCAATAAAGTTTGATCCTTCACGCTTCATTTCAGTAATAAGATGAGAAACTCTATCACCGTTAATTTGCGGTCCGTCAGGATGTCCTAATTCACCAAGAGCTCTTTTTGGTTCAATAAAGTTCTTTTGGTATCTATTCATTTCTTTTTCAAGAATAGTTGAAGGATATATGCGACCGTTACGATTTTTCATATCGCCTTGCATGAAGATACCTTCAATGAAGTAATTCTTCTTACCATTTTCAGCTGCTTCGGTAACAACCTCGCAATCTTCATTGAATACTTCAGTAATTAACTTCATGTATATACTCCTCGTTGTATCTTTTATTTATACTCTAGCATCGTAGTAGTTTTTAGATAATTCGCCGCGTTCAGTAGTTTCTCCAGCTTTCCTAACTTTAACATACGTTTTTTGTACGTTTCCAAGAGGAGTTGTGAAAGTTCGAACACCAGCTGCTGTAGTTCCGTTTGCGCCTGAATATGTTGCTGTGGCCGTGGCAGCATTATCATATTCCCATATGCTGTTTGATCCTGGAACTACTACCCAAGCCATATTACATTGCTTCTCTTGCGAAACCAAGAATTTCTTCAAACCCTGACTTATCTGCCATTGCAGTACTTTGCATTTTCTTACGGTTCGTAGAAGAAAGATCTTTGAACATTTGGTTTAAAAGATCAGCATCTTGTTTCTTTAGAATAACAGAAGAACCGTCCTTAAATTTTACCATTCCGGTTGCAAACTTTTCGTTTAAGTCTTCGTCAATTTCGGCTTCTTCGGACTTGTCCCAAGGTGCTTTCTTCAAAGATACTTTACCTTTAGGCTGCACCTTCATTCCTTGAAGAGCTCTTGTAATTGTTTTTTGCGAAATTTTTACAGTTTTTTTCGAACTTTTTGCTTCATCAATTTCGGCTTCTTCGCCCATAGACATTACTTCAGCTGTAGCGTAACTATATAATGTTTGCATTTCTTTAGCAACACCAGCTAATTTGTTTTGGAACCATTCTTCAGGATCTTGTGTTGATTGAACATAACGAGCAATACCCTGTACATTGTGTGACATTGAACGCAACGTATTCATCATCATTGGCTTTTCTTCCATTGGGTTTTCAGAAAGCTCAACTTCTTCTTTAGCAATAGCTTTAGAAATAGCTTTGCGGCGCTTATGTAGATATTCGTCAGAATCGTCAACATCGCCATCATTGTCAATATCTTTATCTTTACGATTTTTGTGCTTACCTTTAAGGGCTTTTGCATCTACTGGATCTATAGCTTCGTATACAGATGCATCTTCTCCAGGTGCAAGATCTGCCCTACGCTTGAGTTTAGCTGTCCCGGGTATTTCACCAGTAAACTGATGATCTAAAGCAACAGGATGGCCAACTTTAGTTACGATGTGTTTATCCTTAAATGCTTTTTCGTCGCCTGCTTTTGGCTGAGCAACTTCAGATATTAAATTCTTAAAGGTTTTCATTTTTGAGGCTTTCTTTTAAATGATTTTGTTTTATTTATAACTTTAAGTGATTCTTCAGCATCGATTTCGGTATTATCATCTGCCGGCTCATCATCTGTAGGCTCTTGTTCTGAATCATCAAAATCGTCTTCTGCACCCATGCCTGGATCGTCTGGGTCATTGTATAGACCAGCCGATCTTTCTTGATCAATTTGCAGTTGCATTTCGCGCATTTCATCGTCAGTCATGAATAGAACATTTTTGGTAATCCATTGTCTTGAATAATATTTACCTACTTGTTCTTCCATATCTCTTAACGTTGTTATTTTTTCGCGTAGAATTTCAGTCTGTTTTAATTCTTCAAAATAGTTATCTTTCATGAAGTCATAACGTATTTTGTTTTTAATATCAGCCCACTCTTCAGGATCTAAAACACCCTTTAAGATTAATTGCTTTTCAAGTAGAGAATCAAATAAACCTGAGAATCTATTTCTTAATCTACGAATAAACTTACTAAACTTTATTTCATCACGCGTCATTTCAGAAACACGGCCCATACTATACATATTTTCTGGCTCTAATCTAGAAACAGGAACTTTTAGCGATTTATATAATTTTCTTTGGAAATACGAAAGATTTTCATCACCACTTAGCGCTGCAGCATTGCCACCAGCTAAGATATCCACTTCTGTAGATCTTTCTCCACCTCGGCGAGGAAACCAAAAATCTTCAGTCATAGTCATAAACTTACGACCATCTGTGATATCGCCACTATCTGAATCATACTGCAGTTTATTTTTATGGCGAGTCATCATGTCATGTAAGTATTGTTCAGCTTTTGCTTTTGGCAACTGACCTACATCGATATAAAATATTCTTCTTTCAGGAGCTCTTGTAATTGTATAAATTACAGTAGCATCTTCCAACATACGAAGTTGGTTTAACGGTTTAATAGCAGGATGTAAATACGAAAGAATTAGCGAATTATTTTCGTTCATATACCCAGAAGTTATTCTTGCTACTGAATCTTTTGCAATTCTATAACCCTGAACAGTTTGCCCAGATGAAACATTGGAACTAACCGCTTTGGATCCAAACCCTGAATCGGAATAAAGATAATATTCTTTCTTAACTTTTTTCAAAGGAATTCCAGAATGAGGATCTTTTTGTTTTTCATCCATTTCTTTAATAAGACGAAGTTTCCGCGGATCTATATAACGAACTTCTTTTATACCATCTTTTAAGTTTTCATTGTCTATGATAACATGATAATTTAATCTGCCATCTACGTAAAACTTTTGAAAAATGTCATATCCATAATTTGAAAAGTCAAGAAAACGAAGAATTTCTTCAAATTCCTCTATTATTCTATCTTTTACTTTGTCTGGTAAATTCGTATCATCTAAAACAACTTCAACAGCGTTTTCATGCGAATCAATGTTTATAGCTTCGTTAATAACTTCATCAACGGCCTGTGAAATTTCGGGTTGCAACATCATACCACGGTATTTTGTCACTAATTCGCCTTCAGACTTGGCATCGCCATCCATATTAATAGAAATACCATAGGATCCCCCGAGAGAGTTTCCTATGGTAATTGCGCCTTCGTCGTTAGTCGGTTCTACAAAAGAAACCGCAATGTCTTCATCGGCGCCGCCGATATCTTTTTTTATTTCAAAGCCAAAAATTCGCATTAATTAATCATCCTATAAATTAAGTAGTTGAAGTGCCAGTAGTTCCTTCAACTCTCCACAGATCGTATTGGAATGTAACTCCAAATTCTTCGATAACATCTGTAGATTCCCATGAAAGGGGTATCGCGTCAACTGTGACAGGAAATATACCCTCGAATACGTATGTTCTAAGCAAAGATCCATCTTTACCAAACTGTGTTACAATCGCGTTTGATTTGTAATCTTGTGGTAACGACCGTGCATTAGAATCATGAGTATTTATCGCGTTTGACCATGTTTCCATCGCGTTGCGAACTAAAAAGTCCTCATCGTTGATTATTGTAACGGGCCAATCTTCAAACGTTCTATCTCCGGCATATTTGACTTGACGACCAAAGTATGGAACCACATAAGAACCTAGAGTTGATCCAGGTAATGCTGCAGTTTTAACCATAAATGGTACTTTCAAATCAGCAAGGCCAGTGATTGGATTTGTGATTTGCACTTGGAAGAGGGTAGGTCTTGCCCCACCCCCTACTAATTGCGATTTAAATTCGTTGATATTAAATGCCATGATTATCTCCTTTTCTTTTATTTATTAGAGTGGCTGACCAACGATTTCATCAAACTCAACGCCAGTTCTTGTGGCAACGAATGTCAATTCAATAACGTTAATTGAACGAGCAGGCTTAATGAAGATATTACCTCTAAACAAGTTTCTATCAACAACGTCTGGGGTATTTACAGTTGCATCAGATACAACTCTAAAATCAATAATACCACGCTTTCCTTGAATATCGCGAAGGAATGGTTCCACTAAGTTTTTAAACTGCGTTTGAGTAAACTCATCGTTAAAGTCAAAGAGGAACGACGCCGACACCGTAGATATAGCTTTCTCAACTGTGATGAAGAGGCGGCGAACATTAATACGAGTAAATGCGCTCCCAGTTGCTGTACCAAGTCCAGTTTTATCACCAAAGAGTAATACACCTTGGCCTACTTGAGTAATAACTGGGTTAATATCAGCACCGTATAATTGGTCTCTTTGAGCTTTATTTGGATTAAATGCTAATTTAACAACATTTTTAATAATACCTCTTTTAAAACCAGCTGGTGATACCCAAGGTTCTACTCTCATAGAAAGACCTGCAATGTCACCGTTTAAAGGTACCCAACGATATTCGTCGTTATATTTGTCGTAACGATATTTATATCCACTGTCCATAAACCAATAAGACGAAGATTGCACAAGATTTCTAAATGCAATAACATTTGTCATTTTAGTTTCAGGATTTGATGGAGTAACAGCATCAGCTAAAGGCGGCGAAAAGTAAACAACGCAATCTTTTCTATGTTCAGCAATATTTGCTACAACATAGTTTGCGAGATTTGAGCTATCAGATTTACCACAAATAATAGCTGAAATATCAACTTCATTAGCATCTTTATATAAATCGTAACCTAATGCTACTTGTCCAAACGGTACCGCAGCTTCGCCAAGACCGTCTGTGCCATCTGCCATACGATCATAAATTGGAATTGTAATAGCAGTACTAACCAATGTGCCAAGAGCTATTTGGTTAACCCACGCAGACGAATTAAATATCACAGTAGGATAATAATTGTTTGTGCCGTCCGGGAGTTTTGCATCGGAATTAACTGATAAGTTTTCATACAATTCAAGAACAGTACCAGCAGTTCCAGTGATTTCGCCACCAGCATCAATAACAGCAATGTGAATATTGTTTGCATTTGACGGCGCAGATTGCGCTATATTTGCATATCCCCATTTTCTTGTTATTTTTAATAGTGCAAGATCTGTTTCAGCTAACGTAAATCTGTTTTTTGTTGTTATTGTATAGTTAAATGGTGCAGAGCCAGGACTTGCGGTATCATCAGAAAATGCGGATACAATAAGTTCTTGGTACCCTACTGAATCGTTTCCTATTCGTATAATATCATCTTGTTGAATTTCACCGATTTCGGTTGTTAAACCATTTACGCTAAAAGATGTTGAATTAAACGTAATAGTACCTGCTATATCGCCTATAGCCGCAATCGCTTCCTCATAAGATGTAGAAGTTACTACGGAAACTTCAATGCTATTTCCTAGTTCTCCTGGATACTTTGCCTGAAAATACGTATTATCAGCGATTTCAGTATTTGCCCCATCAGTGACGCGAGTTACATATAACGCGTTTGAATACGACAAAAAGTCTGCTGCACTAAAAAAGGTTTCATGGTTTTGCCAAGTAGTGTTTGCGTGTGGTTTACCAAAACGACTAGCTAGTTCTTCTTCCGAAGAAACTAAAATGCGTTCGTTAACTGGACCCCAACGAAAAACACCGGCAGTAGCGGCAGGTGGTGTTCCAATGGCCGGTATTACTGCCGACGCATCTACTTCCCTGACGATGACGGATGGACTTACAGAAAAAGTCATATTTTTCTCCCCTGTGTAAGGTTATTTGACACTTGTTTTCAATCTATTCTTGTCTATTTATAAAAAACCGTTTTTACATCATCCAATGTTCATCTTCTTCGATGGGCTGAAATCCTGTACTTAACGCGTTTTCACCACTATCAATGAATCCAAATGGAAGAAGATCATCTTGTATTTGCGCTTCGGTCTTTGCTCTTAGTTTATGTAGTGTATTTATATCTGTTATTTCTTTGAAATATGCTTGGCTTGTTAACCATCCAAATATTACCAAATTCATTACAAGATCGTCGTGAGATCCTGGTTCCGCTTCATACGAATTACCTTTTTTAGAAAATCTTGATAATTCTTGTATAGTTTCAAAATCGTTTATAATAAATTGGTTTTGTTCAATCAACATTTTCAACATTGAACAACCAACCGCCTTCACGGATTTTGTAGTCCTAACACCGGTATCAGCCATTTTGCCAAAACCAGAAGAAATTCTTTTACCTTCACGGCCTGCGCTTTCTGTATGAAGTAAACTTTCGTAACCAAAGTCCATCAAAAGAGTATCGGATACTTGAGAACCAATATCATTAATTTCAACTAAAACCAATGCTTGGTTATATGCAGTACCTACGCGATATATAATAGATGCAAAATCTATTGGAGATATGTAATTATCTCTAAAAGTACAAACCTGCCTATACGGCATTGTTGTAATATCTATTACGTTAAACGTAGAATAATCTAAACCTTTTCCTCGGGAAACGTCAACAGTCATTGCGTATATGTGATTTTTTTCTGCTTGTGCGTATTGGCTAATACCTTCACTTGCATATAATGGTGTAGAAAACGCCAATTCTTTTAATTTAGCACCAGAAATGAGTGTACCAGAAGATCCTAAAAATTGTCCGTTGTATTCTTGATTAAACTTTTCTTCATCATGATCTAACGCTTCTAGTGTTTCAGTTTTCCATTTTTCGTTTCTTCCTGGTACGTCACTCCATACAACTTTTACAAACTCGTATCCATTCGTTCCTTCTTCGGCCCCCTTACAAGTTTTCCAAAAATGGTTTAAACCGTTTGGTGTAGAGGTCATTAAAAGCTTTGTAGATTCACCCGATGAAATAGTAGGATATACTGACGCGAAGAATTCGTCATACCCCTCAATGAAGGCTACCTCATCTAGATACAAGAATGAGATAGACTTACCACGAATTGCAGAGCTAGATGTTGTACCAGCTAAAACGTTACATCCGTTTTCTAATGCAATGTTACCTTTGTTCCATTCTTCGACGCCATGCTGTAGCCATTTTGGTAATGCTTCGTACGCAAGTTTAATTCTCGCAAGAACTTCCCTTGCAGCGTCGCCTTTGTTAGCAAGAACCGCAGCAGTTTTAAATTCGTTAAATAGAATATAGTGTAATATGACCGCAACAGCCGTAGTAGTTTTTCCGGCCTGTCTTGCAGTTAATACAGCAACTCTTCTATTATTAGTTATTTTTTCAACAATTTCTTGCTGATAGTCATACATATTTAAAGGAATAAGACCATGATCTACATGAACGATTTTAATATAATTACGCGCAAAATAAACAGGATCTTCTGAACATTTTAAATATTCTTTAATTAATTCTGGAGTCCATTCTATCTGTTCACCAGTTTTCTTTAAATGTATGTTACCTAAGTAACCATCACTCATTAGTTTCACCCTTAATCATTTTAAGTAAATCAGCTGTAGAAAGTATAAGATTATTATTTGTTACGTTTTGCTGAGTATTAGATGCGCCGTTTTTTTCTTCTTTTGCATATTTTTTCTTAGTTGACATTTCAACAAAATCTTTGTTTGCGTCAAGGAGTGTTTTCATTAATGTTGATGCGACTTCAAACGCACGTGGAGATTCTGACTGTTTTGCTAGTTCTATCATTTCTTTTAATGCGTCATCACCTTGCTCTATAATATTTTTTATATTTCCACGAGCTTGCTCAATATCAACAATAGTGTCATCTTCATCGCTCGAAGCTTCTATTATTTCTAACGGTTTTTCTTCAATTACTTCTGGCAAATTTTCTTGTTTAGCTTCTTCTAAAGGTCTTAAACCGAGAACTTTTGCAATTTTGTCTTCGCTCATACTTCGGCCTCAGGATCTTCGGTCACAACTCCAATTGGAGCCCAATCATCATCATACTCGACGTCTAAGTAAGGTATGGCCTCATCTGCATCGGTTGTTGGTGCTCCATTTGCAGTCAACCCAGGGAATGTGTTTATGCCCCTTACAGGGTTTACTGTTGCCCCATTCGTTGTATCATAGACATCAGTATCAATAAACTTAATTATTTTATTATCTTTTTCCGGTCCAAAATACCAGCATTTCATTGTAAAGTTGAGAGTCCACAGTACAGATCTTCTTTCGGTAAACGCGCCTTCGTACAATTCTTCGTTCGTAACACCATTTAAAATAAGTGGTATATCAATAGGATCCATGTCATCGATTAATTTAACAGTTGATGTCCATTCCGGTTTAAAGAATGGAATTATTTGTTCGACTATTTTTGTTGCATCTTCAGAATATTTTGTCATAATGTATAACGAAAAATCTACATTGTACGGAGCTCCAGACCAAGTATAGTATCTCTTATCTTCAGTCTCTGTGTTGGTTTTAAACATTCTTTGTTTTGATGCAATCTTACGAGTACCATCGTATGCCATGTTTGTCATTTCAAAAGACATTCGCGGGAGTGTAATTGAAGAAGGGTTACTTAAGTTCGGATCTTGTGTAATTTTTGCAAGAAACTTCTGAAAAGGGCCATAAGCAATAGGTACTATAATACTTTGTACTTCAGCGTCATTGTTTCCATTCCGCGTGATACGAATCTTATTAAAAAGAGTACCAAACAGAGCAACATATTTTCTTGTACTTGAATTATAAAAGTGATTTACAAATGCCATAGTTTATCCTATTTTTACACTTATTCGTTTCATTATACTTGTTGACCTGCAGAGTGGTACCTGCCTTGTGTTAAATCACCAACACCTGATGCATTAGCATCGACCGCAAAAGGAAACTTATCAATTGCTGCGACTAACGGGGGCTGTGCGTTGCCGCCTGATGTATATCCGGATGCATCGCCTGATTGGCCTGCAGCCCCGAATCTACCTTGTGTTAAATCACCAACATCAGTCGCATTGCCGTCAGCAGCAAAAGGAAACTTATCAATTGTTCCGACTACCGGGGGAGTTCCGCCTGATGCATAACCGGATGCCTCGCTTGATTGGCCTGCAGGCCCGTACCGCGCTACTGTTAAATCACCAACATCAGTCGCATTGCCGTCAGCCGCAAAGGGGAACTTGTCGATAACATTAGTTGTGCTAAAGCCACCCGAAGTATACCCGGATACTGTGCTTGATTGGCCGGACACTTGATATTTACCTACTGTTAAATTGCCAACGTCAGTCGCATTTGCGTCAGCAGCAAAAGGAAACTTATCAATTGT